GCGCACAGATGGATTCGGTCAATAACACGCTTTTCCGTGAAAATGACCCGCGTATGCCTCTGTTCAAGGACCACAAGTCCGAGACTTCGCGCAGTGCTTTTGGTTCAGGTTCATCTAAACTTTAATTTTTGGAGGCCATAAATGGCTGCAACTGCTTCCCCTTACGGGCTGCGTCCGCTAAATCTGATTGGCGGTCAGCCCTACAATGGCGGGGTTATCCGTGAATACACGTTTGGTACTACTAACAATAGTGCCGCGATTTTCAACGGTGACCTCATTGTCCTGAGCGCAGGCATCCCTGCCGCTGTTGCTACCACCTCGCCCACCGCCCAGACTATTACTAGCTCGGCGGCTACCACTCTGTCGGGTACTACCGGCATCGTGGGTGTGTGCGTTGGCGCTAGCTTTGTTTCGCCCGCGATCATGAAGCAGCAACTGTTTGCTCAGTATCTGCCCGTTAATGCTTACAACAGCGGTTATCGTGACGTTGCCGTGCGTGTGATGGATGATCCGGATGCTTTGTTCCAGATTCAAGGAACTGCTGCACTGGGCACGTTTAACTCGGGCACGAATGGTTCGGGTTGGCGCGGCGCTATCGGTAAGAACGCTGCTATCAGCTTCGGCACCGCTGGCTCGACCACCACCGGCAATTCGGGAATCGCTCTGGTTGTGGGCACTGATGGCGCTAGTATCGCCACTACTTCGACTCTCGCTCTGCGTATTGTTGATGTGGTTCGTGGTACCGAATCAGACGCTTTCCCTGAGTTCATCGTTAAGTTGAATCAGACCCTGCATTCTTACTACAACCCGCTCGGCGTTGCGTAAGGGAGAATAAATAATGGCAATCTCACGTTCCCAACTACTCAAGGAACTGCTCCCCGGCCTGAACGCCCTGTTCGGCATGGAGTACAACCGTTACGGCGAAGAACACAAGGAAATCTACGAAGTCGAGAGTTCCGAGCGTTCGTTCGAAGAAGAAACTAAGCTGTCGGGTTTTGCTCCCGCCCCGGTGAAGACCGAAGGCGCTGCGATCCAGTACGACAACGCGCAAGAAGCATGGGTTGCTCGTTATACCCATGAAACCATTGCGATGGGTTTCGCTCTGACCGAAGAAGCTGTCGAAGACAACCTGTATGACTCGCTGTCGGCTCGTTACACCAAGGCTCTGGCCCGTGCAATGGCTTACACCAAGCAAGTTAAAGCAGCTTCGGTGCTGAATAACGGTTTTAGTTCTTCGTATCTGGGCGGCGATAACGTCGCTCTGTTCTCGTCCTCGCACCCTCTGGTTTCTGGCGGTACTAACTCAAACCGTCCCGGCACCATGGTTGATCTGAACGAAACCTCGCTTGAGGCGGCTGTTATCCAGATCGCTGCTTGGACCGATGAGCGCGGCATGCTGATTGCGGCTAAACCCCGTAAGCTGATTATCCCGCCGTCACTGATGTTCGTTGCAAAACGTCTGCTGGAAACGGAACTGCGCGTCGGCACAACCGACAATGACATCAACGCTCTTAAGGCGATGGGGTCCATTCCTGAAGGTCACACGGTTAATCACTTCCTGACCGACAATAATGCTTGGTTCCTGATGACTGACGTTCCTAACGGTATGAAGCACTTCGTTCGTACCCCCATGTCTACTGGAATGGACGGTGATTTCGATACCGGAAATGTACGCTACAAGGCGCGCGAAAGGTATTCGTTCGGATGGTCTGATCCGCTCGGTATCTGGGGTTCGTCTGGTTCGACCTAAGAAATCCTTGTAAATCAAGGGTTTGGAGGGGGCTTCGGCCCCCTTTTCTTTTGGTGTCAGAAAACTACACGCCGCTTGACGGCGTTTTTTACCTCGGGTACATTACCTGTTACTAAGTTCCGAGGTAGACATGAACAACCACGATCTCCCCAAAACCCGTGCCGAAGCCAAAGCGGCCGGCGCATCCCATTACTTCACTGGGCTTCCATGCAAGCATGGACATGTAGCCCCCCGTAAGACCAAAGGCGCGTGCGTCGAGTGCCTTAAAGAAGAATGGAAAGAAGCCGCAGAAAAAAGGGTTGACTACTTTAAAGAGTACAACCAGCGCGAGGAAGTAAAAGATGCCAAACACGATTGGTATCAAAAGAACCGAGAGCGAGTCATCCAAGTGGCAAACACGACTCCTGCCCATCTTAAGCGTAGATATAAAGACGTTTGGAAGTCACGAAATCAGTTACAGGTCTTAGCTGACAACAAGGTTCGTCGTCGTAAACACCGCCAAGCTACGCCGCCATGGCTCACAAGAAAGCAAAAGACCGAGATCCGCCAGATTTATCAGATCGCTATCACCATGACTAAAACCACGGGCGAACAATATGTCGTGGACCACATCGTCCCCTTACGGTCTGAATTTGTTTGCGGACTTCATGTGCCATGGAACCTTCGGGTCATTACACAAGAAGAGAACTTGAAAAAATCTAACCGGCTAGACGTTGCCCCTTAGTTTGTTTTGTGGTAGTTTCTAAATATCCAAGATCACCTGCTCATCAACTGGCTTGGCAGACTTCTCCCTTGAGATGATGGGCGCAAATAAGGGAAATGATTATGGGTTTCGCTACTTTTTCGGGTCCGGTTCGTACAGGCACCGTTCGTTTTGGCGCTGCTGAAAATACTGGTCTGTCGACCCTTTCGCGTACTGCATACGTCAACGTGTCCGGTGTTGCTCTGACCACCTCCCCGGTTGCTCAGACTCTGTTTAACCTGCCCGCTGGCACTAAGATCCTGAACTTCGTCGCCGAGGTTTTGGTGACTGTTGCTGGTAACTCCGTTAGCCAAGTGGGTGTGACGATTGGCAAGAGCGGTTCCGCCGCAGAGTACGCCGCTTCGTTTAATACTGGCACCGCTGTTGCTCGTGTTACTCAGGCCAATATGGACACCGCCATCACCGGCAAGGTCGCCGCTCTGGATAACATTGGTACGACTGATGTTCCGGTTCAGGCCACTTTTACCTCTACCGGTGGCAACCCGACTTCTGGGCAGATCGCTATTACGGTTATCTATCAGCAGCGTGCTGATAACGGCGCTCAGGCTCCCACTGCTACTCAAGTCTGATTAGGGGGCTGAGATGCGCCCAGTTAGAGTTACATTAACGGCAGCGGGTAAGTCTAATCCAATCATTTTGGATACTTATCGCAATCCGTTTAGTGTCGGGGTTAACGTCGCCAAAACCGGGGATATTCTGTATTCCGTGGAATACACCTACGACGACGTTTTTGTCAATACATATAATCCCGAGGCCGCTTCGTCTCAATGGATTGCTATGTCCGCATTCCCCGTTGGGACGGCGGTATCTAAAGACAGTTCTCTAAGCACTCCAGTGACGGCTGTGCGTCTTAACGCCGCATCACTTACGGGTTCGGTAACGATAACTGTGATCCAAGCCGGTATGCCGGGGAGTTGATTATGCCTATTGATACTTCTGCCCTGCGCAAGTTCCAAGACGTTTGGGGTCCGGTCCTTGACGCTATTCCTGCTGTTCTTGAGGCCGTTGCTAAACAGTCTGACGTAGATCGGGAATTGCGCATCAAGAAAGCTGAGATGGACGAAGCTGGCAAAAAGATTGACGCCGCTTTTGTTGAAGCTGACAAGCGTCTGTCTTCGGTTAATTCCGAGATGGAGCAAGCGATGCAGCAAAAAGCAAAAGCTCTGGCCGATATCGAAGACGCCAAGAAAGCCCAAGCTGCTGATAATGCAAAAGCTGCTGAAGCCCAGCGCAAACTGGTAGACGAATGGAACAAGAAGATTGCTGCGTTGCAGTCTCAGTTTTCCAACGTCGAAGCTGAAAACGCTAAACGAGTTGCCGCTGCTGAAGCCTCTTATGCGGAAAAGACCGCCGCACTGGAAGCCGACGTTAAGGATCTTGAGAAGCGTAAAGCTGCTGCTGAAAAAGCTCTGGACGCGCTGCGCAGTAAATTGGGGTAAGTTGTGGCGACTACTCGCTCCAACCTACAAGAAGGGCTGGATAGTGGTGAATACGAGTACACCCATGTGGTTGCTACGGTCACTGCTTCCGGCCCTACTACTATTTATACGCCAGCAGCGGGCAAACTGATTAGACTGCGGTGGCTATACGCCATCAACGACCCCGGCTCATCTGCTTCACCTTTAATTAGGGTGTTTCTCGGGGCGCAAGAGTATTATCGGGTTTTCGCGCTGAGTAAGCGGCAGATGGTTAGTGGTCCCATTAACGGAGCTTTGATTATTAATCTTAGCGAAGCCGCAGAAGTGGCCGTAACCGCTATTTTGGAAGAAGTGTAAAATGGCAACTTATAATAAGTTCAACGACTTTACTGAACAGCTTAATCGGGGATCGCATAATTTCGGTAGCAACGTCTACAAGGTTATGCTCACCAACACCCTTCCTCTCGCTGCTAACGCTGCTAAGGCTGATATCACCGAGATTGCGCCGGGTAGTGGATATACAACTGGTGGTAATACGACGACTATCACTATTGCCGAGGCTGGTGGTACGACGACTATCACTGGGACGGCTGTTCCTTTTAATGCCACAGGCGCGATGGCACAGTTCCGTTACGCGGTTCTTTATAACGCGACTACAACGACCCCGGTAAATAACCCTCTCGTTGCTTGGTGGGACAATGGCTCTGCGGTGAATCTGCAAAACGGGGATTCATTTACCGTCAAGTTTAGCAACGCTGACCCGGGCATTATCTTCACGTTGGTGTAAGTCATGGAACTTAGCAAACAACAGTTCATTGACCGGTTTACTCACCCTGAGTTCATTGGGATTTTGAGCGCAGGGAAGACAGACGTTGACGTTGAGGCGTGGTTGTTTCGGTTCAATAATGCAGACAACCCTATTCTGACAACAGACCCCCGGACGGTTCAAGGGGTTGAGTCTTTTGTGGTCAAGCAACTCATCACGCAGCAGCGTGCCGAGGAAATCTTAGGTACAACACTAACGTGGGACGGATGGCATGT